AAAAGGTAGCAGTAGAAAGACTATATCTGCTAATATAGGTGAGTTGGTTAAAAGCGGCAAGAAACAAAAAACTGCTATTGCTATTGCCTTGAGCAAAGCAAGAAAAAAAAAATCAACTAAAAAAGGAAAGTAATATGAAAAAAGTAAAATCAAGCGTAACGATTAAAGATCAAGGTACTGTTAATTATTCTGATCTTAAGAAAATTCCTAATGGCTCTGCACCACAACCACAAGGGTATGGCGGTGGAGAATCAAGAGGTGGCGGTGCTGCTCTTAGAGGTACTAAGTTTAAAGGCATTTCCTAATGGGATTATTTAAAAACGCTATGAGAAAAGGCATACCTGGCAGAGACTCTGTTGGTGGCATGGGATCAGCTATGGCTAGACCTGCTCCTCCTAGACCTACTTTAATTCAAGGCGGCCCAGCTTACTTTACTCCCGAAGGTTACAGACCTCCAATGCAACCAGAACAAGCTTTCATGCCTACAGATACTATGGGCGATCCTATTGGAGATATGTTTAGAAGACAACTTCCTCCAGTTAGAAATCAATTACCAAGAATGCCACCACCTAGAGATCCTAGAGATGATTTTATTTCTATAGGAGGAGTAGGAGGCAACGATGGAATAAATGATCCTAGAATGCAGCCTATGCCAGAGCCTATTAATGCAGATCCTGGCGATTATATGCCAAGAGATCCAGGAGCAGGTATGATTGCAACCCCAGCACCTACTCCACCAGAGATGGGCGGTGGAACAGCAGATATGATGGTTATAGTTTATGGCCCCGATGGAAAAATGTATAGCTCCCCTGGTGCAGCAAGGCGTGCAGGAGTAACAGATTTTAGTATGACTAATCCTAACTCAAAACCATTTCCTCCAGATTTCATGGATGCTTATAAGCCACCTGAAGAACCAGCACCTATGGCACCACCGCTTCCTAATCTTGGTGGCACACCAATTTCAGTACCAAGTGGTGCTTTAGATGACTTCGTACCACCTCCAGGCTTACAAGTACCAAAAGATAGCAATGATTCAGAAAGATTTAACCCAATACCTGGATTAACACCTATAAGGCAAGACTTGCTACCACCCAAGCGTGGTGATTTCATGTCTATAGCCCAAGATCCTAATCAAAGGCCTAGAGATGGAGAAGTTGATAATATACAAGGTATGCCATTTCAACCAGTTCAAGCAGTTAACCCACAACCAGCACCTTTCGTCCCACCACAACAGCCTGCTCCTATATCTCCACCACAAGATATGATGGATTTACCAGTGTCTAATAATCAAACTCCTTTAACACAGCCAATAGCAAACCCTAGAAATCCAGAAATGTTTGCAGAGATACAAAAAAGAATAAATGATCTAGGAGTAACATCTTTAAATCAAGATTTAGCACCTATTCAGCAGATGCCTATGATGCCCGAGTTACCAAGGATGCCTATGCCTGCTCCGATAGCAACGCCTATGCCAATGTCACCAATAGATTTACCGAGATTAGATCTACAAGAATTAGACTCAATGGATAGACAAATGTCTATATCGCGTGATTTTATGCCTAGTAGAAATTTATCTTTGGCAAACAAACCAATGTTAATGCCTTTAGAATCAAGAATGCCAATGATGCCAAGAAGAAGAGGTAGGTAGAATTTAATAATAGTTGAAAATTAGGAGAGAGCTAATTGGACGGAATAAGACTAGCAGAGTATTTTTTTAAAACTTTGCGAGAAAGAGAGAGAAACACTGTTGACATTATTGCTGGTGGCAATATAAAATCAATGGAAGATTACAAATATCTTATGGGAGAGTTATCAGCGATTCGCTCCCTACAACAAGATTTAAGAGAAACGCTGCAAATGGATGATAACGATGGTTGATACAATCGCACAAAAAACAAAGTTTGAAAAACATAAAGAAGAAGTTGCAAAACAAAAATCTAAAGATAATTCAGAATTAGATAAAGCTTTTGTTACCTCAGATCAAAGGGTACTCGATCCCAAACTACTAGATAAATCACTACTCGACAGAATGCCTGATCCTGCTGGATGGAGAATACTTGTATTGCCATACAAAGGAAAAGGACAAAGCGATGGCGGTATTCATTTAGTAAAAGAAACTGTAGATAGAGAAGCTCTATCAACGGTTATCTGTTATGTTTTAAAAGTGGGCAACTTAGCCTATCAAGATAATAAATATGGTGATAATCCATGGTGCCAAAAAGGTGATTGGATTTTAATCGGTAGATATGCAGGAACTCGTTTTAGATTAGAAGATGATAACGAAGTTCGTATTATTAACGATGATGAGGTGATCGCTAAGATCCTTGATCCAGATGATATTAAATCTTTATAGGAGTAAAGAATGACAGAAGAAGCACAGAACATAGACATAGAAATTACAGAAGAAAAGATTGAAAAAGCAGCACTCCCAGAGAATAGAAGAGTAGAAGAGGAAGTTCAAGAAAATGCTGTTGAGATTGAAGTCAAAGATGACATATCTCCTGTATCTGAAGACGAAGTAAAAGAAGACTTTGAGGTTTCACCTAGAGTAGAAGAAAAAGCAAAGGATCAGTCAGAGGTAGAAAAGAGAGCTACCCTTGCACAAAATAGAATTAACAAAGCTGTAGCACAAGCCAAAGAGTTTCAAAGAAGAGAGCTTATGGCTATTCAGTATGCTAAAGATCTTAAAGATCAGAACCAACAACTAAGGCAGTCTCAAAAAAGTTTTCAATCTAGTTATGGTGATGAGTTTGGTAATAGAGTTGAATCTCAACTTAGTTTATCAAAACAAGCATTAAGACAAGCAACTGATGCTGGAGACTCTGAAGCTATAGCAACAGCAACAGAAGCATTAAGTATGGCAACTGCTGATAAGGCTAGGCATGAACAGTATGTAATGCAGCAAAAACAATACGATGCTCAAGAACAGGCTTATATAGAACAAGCTCAACAACAACAGATATATCAACAATCTCAACCTGTTCAAGAAGAATATAATGAACCATCAGACAAAGCTCGAACATGGGCAAATAAGAATACTTGGTTTGGAAAAGATCAAGTTGCAACAAGTGTTGCCTTTGCAGTTCACAAACAACTAGAGAATGAAGGCTTTGACACTGAGAGTGATGAGTATTACACTGAGATAGACAAGCGAGTGCGACAAGAGTTGCCTCAAAGATTTAACGTGGAAGCAGACAAGAAACCCGTCCAAACTGTCGCTTCAGCTACACGCAACACATCGACTGGACGCAAACAAAATCGTATCGAGTTGACACCGAGCGAACAGCAACTAGCTAAAAAGCTTGGAGTGTCATTTAAAGATTACGCAATACAAAAAGCGAGGTTACAAAAATCATGAGCAAAGACATAGATAATAAAACTGAAGAAAACAACAGAGCTCCTAGGAACTCTGAAACTAGAGAAAAGGCTAATAGACCAAAAGTTTGGAAAATGCCTTCAGCTTTAGAACTACCTGATGAAGCTATAGAATTAGCTAAGTCTCAAGGTGTTACTTATCGTTGGATCAGAGAATCTGTACTAGGCCAAGATGACAAAACGAATGTCTCAAAAAGATTTCGTGAAGGATTCGAGGTTGTTAGACCAGATGAATTACCTGGTTTTCATGACTTACCTACGGTCGATGATGGTCGTCACGCAGGAGTAATTGGAGTGGGTGGGTTGATACTGTGCAAAATAGACAAAGAAATCGCAGATCAAAGAAATAGCTTCTTTGAACAACAAACTCAAAACCAAATGTCTGCTGTAGAAAATGACCTAATGCGTGAAGAGAATCCTGCGATGCCAATCTCAAGAGAGATTAAATCAAAGGTGACTTTTGGTGGAGGAAACAGGGGATAACCTTGGGAACTCTTAAATAATTTTATAAAAATAGGAATAAAAAATGGCAAATCAAGATGCTTCATTTGGATTAAAACCTGTAAGAATGATGGGTGGCTCACCCTATTCAGGTGGACAAAGTCGTTATAGAATTGCTAACAATTATGATACTAACATCTTCCAAGGTGATTTAGTAGCACAGGTAACTGGCGGAGGCATAGAACTACATGCTGACGGCGGAACTGTACCGATTGTTGGTGTTTTTAACGGATGTACTTATACAGATCCAACAACTAACGAGCCAGTATTTAGTAATTATTACCCTGCCAGCACAGCTGCAGCTGACATAATTGCTTTTATAATAGACGACTCTAATGTTGTCTTTGAAATCCAAGCCGATGACACTTTCCCAGTGGCTGACTTACTTGGTAATTTTGACATTGTTTACACAAACTCAGGAAGCACCTCTACAGGTATTTCAGGAGCAGAGTTAGATGTCACAACAGGTGCTACAACAGCTGGTTTACCGCTTAAAGCGATTGATATTTCAGGCGATCCTGAAAATTCAGACGTTGCAACGGCTAATACCAATGTTCTATGCGTAATTCAAAATCATATCTGCGGCCAAAAATCCGCTGGTTTGGCATAATAGGAGTATAACTAATGGCTATAAGTAGATCGCAATTAGCGAAAGAATTAGAACCTGGTTTAAATGCCTTGTTCGGAATGGAATATGCTAGGTATGAATCACAACATGCAGAAATATTTGAGACAGAATCCTCAGATAGAGCATTTGAAGAAGAAACCATGATCGTTGGTTTCGGTAACGCGAAGACTAAAACTGAAGGACAAGGGGTCGCTTATGACTCTGCATCTGAAGGCTTTACTTCTAGGTATTCACATGAAACCATCGCGTTAGCATTTGCACTAACTGAAGAAGCAATCGAAGATAATCTGTATGACAGATTAGGAGCTAGATATACA